GTGGTCGGATTGACACCCGGCGCGTGTCAAATCGCCGGCCCGGGGGACCCCGCGTGTCCCCTTCCGTGGGACGGCGACCGCCGCGCCGACGCGAAGACCGACCTATTCAGATTCGTCGCCGGAACGCCCGAAGGTGCGAATCTGCCGTATATCGTTCGCACCGTCTTCGGTCGGGACACTGACTTAGCCGGTGCCGACGCCCAACTTGCCCGCCGATTCTTCGCCGACCACCCGGAACTATTCGAAACCACCCGACTGGACGGCTATCTGTGGGTCGATCCAACCCCGGCGGCCCTTCACTTGAACCGCCGTAAGCAAAGGGCAAAAAACGAAGACGGCGACGGGGTCGGGGCCGACTTCCCCGAAGACCGCCCCTATTGGGCGAAGGACAGGGCACGGGCGTTCCTGTCGTCGTGGTCGACGATCGGATCGGATTCGATACGGGCCGACTTGCTTCAGGAATTGGCGACCGAACGCGAATCTATAGACGACGTTTGGAATGTCTTCGAACGGGTCCGGGGAAGCGGGCCGGAATACCTATGTGTCCCGTACCGAACCCGCTTCAATTCGTCCGATCGGGCCGGCGTGCTTCGGTCGTCGTGGGAACGTGCTTGGGAACGGACGGGCGACCGGTACGACGACGCGGTCGTCGTGACGCTAACCACCGACCCGGGAATGCACGACAGTATCGCCGACGCGACGGACGCCCTAATAGAAAACAAGAATCGGCTTGCGGGGTGGTTGGCATACGACCCGAAATCTGCCGATCGACCGTCGCGTCCGGGGTATCGCCCGTCGAATCTATACGTCTTGGAATTCACGGATTCGGGGCTTCCACACTTGCATGTCGTCTTCTTTGGCGTTCCGTGGGTAACGACGCAAGCGGCGTTAGCCGACTATTGGGAACGCCGGGGGCAGGGTCGGGTGGTCGACGTCCGACGGCTATCGAACCGCCGGGGTCGCTGGCGGTGGTCGGGTGATAGTCCCGACGACGCGGCGGGCCGGACGCCCCGGGATTACCTGTCGAAGTCCATTCGCGCCCTGTCGACAGTCGCGGATATGACACCGGGCGACCTATTCGACGCGGCGGCGGTCCGACGGTCGGGCGACCCTGTCGACGCCGCCGCCGACCTATGGAAAATCGCCCTGTATTGGGCGACAGGAAAGCGATTCTTCGACGGGACAGACGAACTTACCGCCGCCGACAGGGACGGCGACGAAGACGGGCATAGACTGCCGCACGTTCGACGCTATCGCTTCGTCGGTGCCTGCCGGTACGACGACCTTCCGGGCTACGTACGGGACCGTGCGGCGTTCCTGTCGACCCGTGACGCCCGGGGACGCCCGCCGCCGTCGACGGGGGCCGACGCGGGGACCGCGATACCCGGATAGCGGCGGCACTGTCGTCTTAACCAACGCCGGCCCCTGTCGTCGCTGGCTGTTGGTTAATCACCGTCACTATCGGAAGCGTGCCAGCCGGTATAGGCCCGGGCAAGTTCCGCGACGGCTTTCCCGTGCGTATCGGCGTCGGTCGCTTCTATCCCATTCACGATCGTTTCCGCGTCGTCGGGGTCATAAACAGATATTACCTTTTCTGTCATATCCGTAGGATTCGACCGAATCGACTTCGGTTTTCCGGCGACTAAGGCGGTGCAACGCCGACACATTAATACCACGGGTACCTGACACTTATGGGGGTAGGAATCATGATTAAGACTGTACCATGTCGAACGAAGACGACCGCGAAATGCGACAGAAAAGTAAGGATAACGACCGCTTCGAAGGTGACACGGTGAACCCCGACGCCGCGCTTCATTCGGCGGAAGCAAACACGCGTATGTCCCCCGGCAACGGGAAGTCAGGGTCCGGGTCAAGGGGTGACGACGACGTTACGCTTGACGAAATGTTCGACGACGCCGCCTTCGACGACGTGTCGAAGCAAGACGAAGACGGTGTTATGGACTTATTGGAACCCGACGACGACGAAGACGACGGCTCGGCGCTTCCGTCGAATAACGACGTCGACCAAATCGCCCAAGACTTGTTAGAACTTGACGACGAAGACACGGCCCGGGCGGTCGCCCGCGTTATCGTTCGGACGGGCGACGTCGTCGGCGACCTTGCCGCGTCTATGGAAGACGGCGGAACCCGGATAAACGACCGAATGAACCCGCGTGCCGACTAACCGGGGACGCACCCCAACAGCCAATTATGCGGGTTCCCTATCCTGATACGCGACGGGCTTCCCATTGGCACCGTCGCTGTGTTCGCACGATTCGGTCGTCGTGTTCGTTCGACACCGTCGTCGGTATCCGCACCCGTTCGGGTCGCGGGGCCGATCGCCCGGGTGCCGGTAAGGTCGCCCGGCACGCGGGTTCTTCCAACTTATCCGTAGTTACACCGTCGACAAGCGGCAGGTATCCCGGCACGAACCCGGGGTACAGCCGTCTAACGACCGACTTCCGGGCCGTCCCCCCGGGGGGTGCGTCCCTGTGACGACCGACGCCGACGGCCCGGACGCCCCGGACACGCCCGACCCGTTCCCTAACGTCGCCGACCGCGACGAAGTGCTGGCGTTAGTCGAAGACGGGCTTCGGGAAGCCCACCGGAAGGTCGAATCGGGGCGGGTATACGACCCTGAAAATGAAAAGGTGCGCCAAGGGTGGCTTCGGACGTTAGGCTACCTTGCGGGCCAATACCGGCAGTTACACCGCGACGAGGATCTTGAACAAATGCGCCAAGAAATCGACGACCTACGCGACCAAATCGACGACGGGGACGACCTATGACCGACGATAAGAAACGACCGACGCGGCGGAACGTACGAAGCGAATTAGACGACCTTCGGGACGCCGCCCGTGCCGATGTCCCCGACGTAACGGAAATAAAAATCACGACGGTCGCCGTCGACCTTCCCGACGACGACCGCACCGGAAACGCCGCCCCCGACGACACCGACGACGCCGCCGACGGGCGTGACGGTGGCAAAGTGACCGTTCACACCCGGTACGACCGGGACGCCGGGGAATGGGTTGACGCCCGCGACGACGGCGACAGTGACGTGGTGACGGACAAATGACCGGGGTTCACGCCGAAGGGTCGCCCGACGACCCTGACGACCCGGGGTTAGCCGGGTACGACGACGACCGCCAGCCGTGTGGGGCCGACACCGTCGACGGAACGCCGTGCCGTCGCCCGTCGCTACCGGGCGTCGATCGGTGCGAAGTTCACCTTCCCGAAGACGGCTTCGCCGACAGGTGACGCTGGCACGTCTTCGATCGACGGGGACACGGTGTAACACCGACAAATCCGTTTCGAATAACAGTCATTTAACCGACAATTTTAATCCGAATAATCAGAATACACCGAATATGGGCGAACGAACTACAATCCCATTAACTGCCGAAACCCGGGACAGGGTGAAGTCCCTGAAACGGGGCGGTGAATCATACGACACTGTCGTACGCAAGTTGCTAAAAGGCGACTATCCGCCCGAAGGCTAACCTATCGAAGCAACGACGAAAGTGGAATGGGTCGGGACGTGGCACCAACACGTCCCTGAATCGACGGGAACCCCGAACGGGGCACCGGTCGGCACGCGGGTCGTCGCCGAACGTGCAAGTTGGAATACACCGGCTTGCGGCAAAATCCTAACGGTGCTTCCCGGTCGGGCGATCGTCGGCACGATACGCTGGCACGTCCGAACGAATGCACGACAGTCACCAATCGACAGGAACGAACCGTGACAATGAATCGAACCCGAAGCCCCGCGAATACGTACGGGAAAATCGGGACTTGCTGTCCCGGGTGCTGGCCCGTGGGGAAACGGAGGCACAAGCCTACGCCTTAGCCCTAATCGCCGAAGCCGGGACGCCCCGGGATATTGAAGAAATACAGGGGATTTTAGACGACCTTCGGAACGCTGACGGGGAATGACCTTAGCCGTCCGACAGGGCGTCGGCGAATTCCCGTGCGTCGGCGAACATTTCGGGGTCGTCTTCGAACAAGTCCATGAATTCCCGGGCTTGTTCGATGTTATCCAAAAGGTCGGGGTTATCCTTCGCCATTCGCAAGACGGCGGAACGGACTTCCCGGTCTTCTTGCTTCCGCGCTTCGACGGTGTCGTATTCAAGCGGCTGGCGACACCACACGCAAGCGTCTTCGTCGCGGGGGGTTTCCTTCCCACACCGGGGACATTCGACCGGCCCTATCGGTTCGGGGTCGTCTTCTTCGACGTCTTTCCCGTGCAATTTCGCGTATGTCGTGTCGGCTTCGCCGCCGAACTTAGCGACGTAGTGGGCGGTGACGTCGCTTCCCCGTTTCCGTCCCTGCCGGTCTTCGATAAACGCTTGGGGCATACCCTTCCGGGCCAACCACGACGCATTCGATTTTCGGAAGTTGGTCGGCGTGACGGGCTTGTCGACACCGGCCCGCTTCGCGGCGTCTTTGAATGCGTTATTGAATTGGCGGTAACTGATTTCTTCGGGCTTCGACAGTTTCGACCACAAGGGCGCGTCGGGGTCGTCACTATCCGGGTGGTCGGAAAGCCACCGATTCAGGAACGGGACCGCTGGGATAAGCGTCACCGACCGCTGGCCCTTCTTCCCGTCGACGAAGATTTGCAACCCGTGGTCGTGGTCGGCGACGTCGCCGACGCGAAGGTCTTCAAGTTCCCCACTTCGGGCACCCGAATCGAACGCGACGGCTATCAGGGCGGCGTCACGGGCGTTCCGGGTATCGTCTATCATGGGTTTCACGTCGTCGTCCCATGTAAGCATATTAGCCGGGTTTGGGCGGGGGTCGTGACTATTGCTTGTCCCCGACGGCACCCAAGCAATACTGTCGGGCTTATCTTCGACGTCGCCGTCGGTGACACGTCCCCCGAAGACCCGAAGGGCGGCCCGATAGTCGGCGTTCGTCCATTCGTTTTCGTGCGTTCGGTTTACCCACCGAACGATTTCTTCGGCGGCGTCGCGGTCTTCAAGGGCGTCGGCAAGCCCACCGACGTTTTCGGCGATTCGGGTACAATGACCCAAAAGGTCGCGGTGCCGAAGGTCGGAATATTCGGACTTCAGCAAGTCCAACTGGTCGCTGAATTCTATCAGCACGTCGGCGTCCTGTTCGGTGATTTCGTCCGATTCGCGGATTCGGTCGCGCAAGTTGGTGATCTGCGTTCGGGGTTCGGTCATGCAATACAACCCATTCCGCCTATGAAGTATATTACTGGGATATTGAACCTTGGGGTCAAATCCCGGCCTAGGCTTACTGTAGAACGGTTAAATCCTGCGCATATAAATCAGCCCGATAGCGTTGTCACCACGCAGCGGGGGGCCTGCGCATGAGTCGGCGGTCCTACGACGGGCCGGCACTCGACGGTCGCGGTCAGCACATCTCCGAGGCGCCGTTCTGGCAGGACGGCGAGACCGTCGACGTCGTTGACGACCGCCTTGACGCCGACGGCGAGACTCGCGTCGAAGACGTCCCTGTTCCTAACGGTCGCGAGCGGCGACCGGACGCGACCGGGCAGACCACCTGGGACGACTGGAAGGAGGGAGCCTGATGACGGGCGCCAAGCAGTGGCGAGTGGAGTGTCCGCACATCGAGGGGCGGCCTGGAGAGACCTGTATGGCCTCGGAGGTCACGGCCAACAATAAGGGCCTTTGGGCCCGCGAAGACCGGGTCCCCGAGGGCGTCCACGCCGACGACCTCGGGGACGTGCTCAAGGAGGCCGACGGCGACACGGTCGTCGTCTGTAACAGCTGCCGACGGGTGCTGATTCTCGGCGACGAGCGGGAGGTCGTCTACGGACCTGATCCGCACTACACGACGCTGGGGTACCCAGGAGACCCTCACTCCGATGGAGGTACATGGTCGTGAGCGACCTCGACACTCGCCTCCGCGACGGCCTCTCGCTCGGCGAGACCGGCCCGCTGTCGGACCGAAGCCGATCCGTGATGCGAGACTACATCCAGCGCGCGGGGGCCGACGTCACCGTCAACGACGTCCAGGAGCACTTCGCGGCCCACGAGGAGTCGGAGGCGGTGAATCGATTCGTTGGCCGGATGATCGACGCCATCTATGGGGGGCAGGGGGGGCCACAATGAGCGGCGACCTCACCGCTCCGATTCAGGCAGCGGTCGACGAGTGGCTCGACGATCAAGACTCCATCGACGATGTCGATGTCGACGACATCGTGGACGCAGTGCCGGAACTCCCCGACGACGATCTCGTTCGGGCCGAAGTCCTCGCGATACTCGATGTCGCACAGGAACGTCGCGACGGGGGGCTGAACACCCACGACTACGACACCATCACGACGCGGCCAGGGCAGGTTCACGCCATCCACGAGTGCGAACCGCCAGGGATGGATGCCGAGCCCTTCGACCGTCAGGACCAGTGGGAGCGGCTCCAGGGCCCGCAGTACGATGCCGTCGTCGACGCCGACGCGCCGGCCATCTGGCAGCACCAGGCCGGCGCCGGGAAGACAACCAACGCCGCGCTGGCGGCCCTTGAGCGCGACCGGCCGGTCACTATGCTGTTCGACAAGCACCAGAAGGCCCGCGAGGTCGTCACCGACGATGCCCTGATCAATGCCGACCTCGACGCCACCTTCGGCGCGGACTGGGACCCCTACCACCTCAAGGGTGGCGAGCAGAAGCGCCACCCCTACTGTATGGACGCCGACCACGCCGGTGAGGCCTGTCGCGAACACGGCGCTTCGTCGAACTGCCCGTCGATGTGTCCCATCTACGACCTTGAGGCCAATAGCGACCTTCGGCAGCGCTACGAGGCCGTCGCTCGCGAACTCGGCGACATCCGAGCGCACGTCCTCCTCGCCGACGAGCTCCCTGGTCACGACGAAGATGGCTCCTGTCCGTGGTCGGAGCAGTTCGGTGATCTTGAAAGCGAAGATCAGGTCGTCGGCGTCCACGAGTACCAGACACTCAAAACCGTCACCGGCGGGCGGGACGTCCTCGTCGACGAGGCGCCCTCATCGCTCCGGACCGAGCGCCACCTCACCGTCGACGGCTGCGTCCGGCTCGCGAACGCGCTCGAGGACTTCGCCGACGTCCAGCCTCGTGACGGGGCCGTCGGCCATACCGCCCGGGCCGTCGCAACGTTCGCTCGTCAAGTGGGCGATATCCTGACCACAACGACCCGAACGCTCGCCGACCTGGAGCCGCCAACCCCGACCTGGAGCGCCTACGAGTCCTTCGACAGCGCTGCCGGCGACCACGTCGCAACCGAGCCGCCCAGCGAGCCTTGGCAGCACGCCGAGGCCCTCGCCCAGCTGAAACTCGGCATCAACCGCCACCTCGTCAACCGTATCAAGCGAGACGACTGGTCCGGAACACCGTTCGCGATGGACGAACTGCTCGCGGCCGCCGTCGCCGCCGGCGCCCCCGACGCTGTCCGGCAGGCAATCGCACTGCCCGCGCTCCTGGAGGGCTGCCCTCGCTGCGGGAGCGACCTCGAGTTCCGCAACGGTGCTCGCGGCTGCCCCGGCTGTGGCTGGCACGAAGACCACGACACGCTGCTGACCAGCGACAGCGAACCCGCTCGGGCCCGCGCGCGAATCCACCGCGATCAGGCCGGCGGCGCAACCCTCAGATATGAGGCGCTGCCTAATGTCGGCGACCTCCCCGACGACCCGCTCGTCCTGGACGCCACGGCGACCCCCTCGAAGGTCGCCCACCTCTACGGCGCCACGCGCGACGACCTCACCGTCGCCGGCGGCGAGCATCTTGAAGCGTCGATGCACGTCACCCAGATTCTCGACGGTCAGTACCACGCCTCGACCATCAAGGACGGCGACGGCGCTCGCGAGCGCATCCAAAACGCTATCGACACCGCCGCCCGGATTCACGACCGACCGCTGTTCGTCCTGAAGAAGGAACTCAAAGAATACTTTGAGTTCCCAAAGCACGGCGAGGAGCTGCACTACCACGCGACACGGGGGCTGAACCGCGACGAGTGCGACGCCGTCATGTGCATCGGTGCTCCGCATCCCGACGTCGATGATCTCCGTCGCGAGGCCGAACTGCTGGCCCTCGGTCGCAACGATGTCCGTGTTGGCGGCGTCGAGCACTCCAGCCGTCGTGAGAGTCCGAACCCACCTATTTACCGGAAGCTCCGGCACGAGGACGACCACGGGCTTGGGCGGGCCGTCCCGACGAAGCACTACGACGGCTTGGTCGGCGACCTCTTCCAAGAGACCCGGACCGATGAGCTCGAGCAGACCGTCCACCGGCCACGGCCGCTGCTGGCCGACGTCGACGACCAGGTCGACGTCTATTTGCTGACGAACGTCCCGACGGAGATCCCGGTCGACGACGTCTGCACGTTCGAAGAGCTTGCCGATCCGCTCGAATCGCTGCTTGATGTTCCCCGCGGCGCGTTCGATCTCCTCGAGGCCGTCGAGGCCACAGTGACCGGCGACGGACCGGAGGGCTTCCGCGCCGAGCAGCTCGTCGACGTCCGCGACGACGGGGCCGTCGCGAACAAAATCCAGGGCTACCACCAGCTCGCCCGGCTATCGGGGCTCGATGTCTCCCAACGGACTGTCTACGACTGGGTTACCGCCCTCGAGGACCACGGTCTCCTGATGCCCGAAGAGTACGAACCGCGGGCTGGGGTATCCTACGCCGTCGATTTCGACACTTTGCAATCGGCGTTATCGATACTCTCCGATGACGGTGGTTTCAAAGTGGCCGCAGTCCGGCGATTCCGCCGGCTACTGGAACGCTCGTCACGGCCGCTGGACTGGGTCGGTTGGGCTCGGGAGATGTTCGGGGCGCCCTCTCGAGCCAGCGGCCGGGGGCATGACCCCCCGGATGCCGCCAACTGACCCCGCTGGCGACGATGTGACCACCTGCTCGATGAGCGACAGCTCTATCGATAGGTTGGGGTCGATGCCCGATGATCTCCCGCCGAGTTGCCGGTGCGTTCTGCAGGCCCTCACGTACCACGGTCCCGAGCTCTCTCGGCAGCAGCTCCTCGGGGAGACTGGCCTCCCAGAGCGGACACTCGATGAAGCGCTAAGTCGCTGCGAATCTTGCGACCTTTTGTCTCTCTCCCGGAAATCTGGGGACCTCAGACAAACAGTCGCAATCCTCGCGGTCGACTAACCGCTTTTCACCCCCCGTCCCCTCAGTTGGGATAACACTGTTCGTCCGCTCGTCGTTGACAGCGGCGGTCGGCCAACAGCGCTGCGTCTCTTATGTCAGTTCAGATAACCCAACAGCAACGCTACGAGTGCTCGCTCGAAGAGTGCGACAACAAGTCAACTCGGACGTCAATCGTCGACGGGTCGTTCTGCTCACGAGCGTGCGCCGACCGGGCCCAGGGGCGGGCGCTGCTCCGGGATATCCGGCAGGATCACCGGTTCTGCTGGAGCTGCTTCCGGCAGCGCAAGCGGGTCGAGCGACCGACTGACGAGGCACTCCGCGGATTGGGCGCCGTCACGGCCGACGCCCTCGTCGGGTACGAGTCGCCGACCGCCGCCGTCGAACGCGGCGACTGGGGGCTCGAGTGCGAGTGCGGCGCCGTCGACCACGACCTCCCGGACTGGGGGCAGCGGTCGGCCGGGCCGTGGGAGTGGTTCCTGAAGCTGGCGTCGGAGCGGCTGGTCGCCGATGGCCGTCGCAACGACGCCGTCGACGCTGCGACGCTCGCCGACGAGCTCTGGGCCGACGGCGCCGGCGACGTCTCGATTGAGCTCGCGGTCGGTCGCGCCCTCGAGGCCTGATAATGTCATGTCCACGAATTATCACTACTGCCCGTCGGATGTCGTCGAGTTCAACGTCCGGCTGGGATCGACCCTGGAGCAACGGTTCAAAATGACTCTGGCAACCTGGAAGACGATCAAGTGGGTGGTAATGGGTCTCGGCGTACTCACAGTCATGCAAGCAGGTGGTGACCCGACGTTCACCATCCTCGCCATCGCGCTGATCCTCGCGGGCCCCGAGGTCCTCGAGTATATCGCCGTACGTGAGGACGTCGACAAGTACCTCGAACAGCAGGACGATGAGTGACGCACCATCTCCCGACGATGTCGAGGCCGACGCTGCACAGAACGCAGCCGAGGAGGCGGCCGACGCCTTCGGATCGACGGACGACTCAAAGATTTCGCGCCTGAAGCGGCTATTCTTCCAAGCCTGGCTGGTCGCCGTTTTCGGCGGGTCCGTCGCGCTGCTCGCTGTCTCGGCGTTCGTCGGGTTCCTGTCGTTCGATGTCACGGTCGTCGCAACAATCGATCTGTCGGGCGTGCTGGAGACGCTCGCCCAGGGGATCGTCTACCTGCTGCTCGCGACGACGGTCATCGCGATTCTTGTGGTGGCGCCGGGGCAGTACCTTTCGGCGATTGCCCGCACCGCCGCCGCGTACGATTCGCCGGACGACAATGAGTGAGTGCTCTCGGTGCGGCTACGACCCAGAGCACTACCCCGACTACGACCGCCGGGACTGCCCGAAGTGCGGGCGGCGACTTCCAAGGGATTAACCATGGGCTATACATTCAGCTGCGACTGCTGCGACACTCGATACGACCACGCCCCGCCGTTCATGGGCGAGTTTCGAGAGACATTTCTGAAGACGTCGAACAGTCCACTCGTCCACAAGTTCGAAATCGGCGAGACAGTCACGCTCTGCCGGGAGTGCTGCGAGAGGAACCTCCTGTGACTGGGTGCTCGTTCTGCGGTGGCCCTCTCGACGATACGCCCGAAGAGCACCATCACAACCAGCGGCGTGGGGACAATGACCCCGACAACCTCCGGGATGTCCACCGGCGGTGCCATATGGAGCATCACGGGAACGACCGCGCCGTCGACGGTCTGGCGGAGCAGCGGTACGGCCCGCGTCGACTGTCGACGGGACCCCCATGAACCTAGGTGGTGTGACGAAGCCCCTATGACCAAATCAGAAGAGCTTGTCGGCCAGCCTACAGACGATGTCCCGAAACGGCCACCCGACGAGGACTGCAACGCTCGCCGGTCGGAGGACGGAACGTTCGTCGGGTACTGCAGTGCAACTGCCGGCAAGGGAACCGACCACGTTGGCGAGGGGCGGTGCTCGCACCACGGCGGGAAAGCACCCCGGGGGACTGACGCGCCGAACTACAAGCACGGCGCATACTCAAACCATCTCCGGTCGGACCTGACCCCGGCCGAGCAGGAGGCGTTCGAGGACCTCGTGGCGTCGTTCGAGGATCCGGACGAGACGCTGGATGCGATCCGCGAGCTCGCAGCGGAGGTCCTCCTGAAGTACAAGCGGAGTGCCGACGACCGGTCCCTCCGAGAGTTCCGCCAGCTGGCGGATACGTTCAACTTGGCCCCGAACGCAGACCAGCTCGAGGTCGACGCTGACGTCGACACGAACGCGGGGCTGGACGACGAGACGGAGGTCGCGCTGCGGGAGGCGCTCCGGTCGCGTCGGGAGGATGATGTATGAGCGCGACCGACCATGTCTCCCAGCTGACCCTCGAGGACAAGCGGACGGCGCTCAACCCCTTCGAGGGCTGCCCGTGGGCGGAGTTCCTGAACGAGCTCACGTACGGGTACATGGAGGGCGAGCGCGACGCCTGGATGCCGATTGCCGACGTCCACTTGGACTGGATTGGCCGGTTCGAATCGGACGCCAACGTCGGCATCCTGGCCCACCGCGACTCGCTGAAGACGACGTTCACGCTCGGCTACGTCATCGCCTGCCTGGAGTTCATCGGCGGCTTTCGGGCCCACTGGGTTACGAACACCCAGGGACAGGCGCACAAGAAGGCTGACACCGAGTTCTGGAAGCTGGTCGACCGGAACCCGTGGCTGACGAACCTGAATGCCGCCCCGGTCCAGGACACGAAAGAGGCCAAGGAGTGGCCGAACGGGTCGATGCTGCACGCCGGGTGGCTCTTCGGGGCCATCGAGGGCGACCGCTCACACCTGCTGGTCCTCGACGACGTCATCAAGGAGCACGGCGACGGCGAGACCGAGAATATCATCACCTGGATTGAAGGCGCGACCGTCCCGATGGTCAAGGACTCCGGGAAAACCGCCGTCATCGGGACGCGCAAGCGCCCCGACGACATCTACTCGCACCTAATCGACCGCGACGCCTACGACTTCACTGAGTACCCTGCGGTCCTCGAGGAATGGGACCGCGAGTTCGGTGATGACAACACCTGGGCAGCGCGACGGCCCCCCGAGGAGATCTACACTGAGGTCGACGGCCGCCCGCTCGTCGACGACACGGTCCACGTCCTGTGGCCGTCGGCGCGGGGGCCAGAGTACCTCGTGGACAAGTACAACCAGATGTCCCGCCACCTATTCTGGCGGGAGTTCTGTATGGTCATCCGCGGCGCTGAGGGCAATCTCATCGACGCCGGCGACGTCACCGAGCTCGTTGAGGACGGTGGGTGTTCCATCCGTGGAGAGAGCCCGCCGCGAGAGATTACGCCCGGCGCCGGCAGCGCGACGGTCGTCGCCCACGACCCAGCACAGTCGCCGACCGGCGACGACGCGGCCTTCGTCGCGCTGCACGTAGCGTGACGGCCGGCGGACGCTACTCGACGCCGTCAGCCAGCAGGGTATGTCGCCGTCGCGGGTCAAGGCCACGCTCGCCGACCTCGACGAACGCTACGACCCGGCGGTGATCGTCATCGAGGACAACGGGATGCAGCAGTACGTGGTCAACGACGCTCTCGAGTTCTCGGCCTCGATGCGGGCGAAGGTGACCGGGATTTCGACGACCGGCCAAAAACACTCTTGGGAGAACGGCATCCCTCGACTCCGCCGGCTCGTCGAGAACGGCTCGATTCAGTTCTACCGCGGGCACGACGCGACCGAGAACTTCGTCCAGGCGATGCTGTCGCTCGAGCTCCGCGATGGGAGGCTCCGAGGGCATACGCCGGACCTGATCGCGGCCTGGTACATGGCCGAGCAGGGCATCCGTCACCTCGAGGATATCGACGCCCTCGGGGCGGCGTCCGATTCGGATGATCAAGACGAGACAGGAGTGAGTTACCTCTAATATGTCTGATACCCCTGACGAAAAGACGACAGTTCGTGTCGAAGGTCTCGGCGGCAGCTCGACGCTATCGAAGGTCGAAACCAGCACCCAGCTCCAGGACCAGCGAATCCGGTCGCTGAACATCGGGGTCCAACCGCCGTACAACCCCGACCGGCTTGCAGCCTACTTGGAGCTGAACGAGACACACTCGACCGCCGTACGGAAGAAGGCGCGCTGGGAGGTTGGGTACGGCTTCGAGCTGGTCCCGCATCGGGGCATCAACCCGGACGATGCTGATGAGGACCAGCGGGCCCTTGCGCGAGATTTCTGGCGCGGTCGCGAGTCCTGCTGGCAAACGGGCCCGCACCAGTCCGCAGAGCCGACCAGCCCAGAAGAGGTCAAGGAGCTGGCCCGGCAGGACTACCACCAAATCGGCTGGGGAGCGCTGGAGATTCTCACCGACCTGGAAGGCCGACCGGTCGGGCTGGCGCACGTCCCTGCAAATTCCCTTCGGGTCCGGAAGCCACAGAGCCGGTTCGACGAGGCGCGGCATCCAGAGGAGGGGCGGTTCGTCGACACCGACGTCGCTCGGTTCGCGAGTCGCGGTTACGTCCAGATACGGGACGGCCAGCGGCGGTACTTCGGCGAGGCTGGAGATCGCTACCGGGGCCTCTCCCCTTCGATATCGAGTGGGGATGGCGACGACCCGCCAGAGGTCACATACAACGACGACGAGGATAACGACCACGAGCCGATTTTTGTCGATCAGGAGACCGGTGACGTCGTCCGCGGGAGTGCCGAGTCGCTCCCTAACGACCCGGCAAACGAGCTGATCTTCATTCGCAACCCGTCGCCGCTCGAGCAGGATTACGGTGTCCCGGACTGGGTTTCTGCGATTCGGACGATCAGCAGCGACGAGGCGGCAAAGGACTATAACCGGAGTTTCTTCCGGCACGACACTATCCCGAGGTTCGTCATCAAGGTCACGGGCGGAGAGCTTTCGGCGGAGTCGCGCCGGGACCTGGAACAGATGCTCGACAACCTGCGCGAGGAGTCTCATCGGGCGGTCGTCCTTGAGGTCGAGAAGTTCATCAACGACGGTGCGCTCGGCGAGGACGGCGATGTCGAAATCGAGCTGGTCCCGCTGGGACAGGGTATTAGTGAAGAGATGGACTTCCGCGAGTACCGTGCGAAAAACGAGCACGAGATTGCAAAGGTCCACGAGGTGCCGCCCATCCTGATCGGTGTGACCGAGACGTCGAATCGGTCGAACTCAGCCGAGCAGGTCCAGGACTTCGCGAACAACATCATCGCTCCGGAGCAGCACAAGTTCGGCGAGAGGCTCTACCAAGTGCTCCACCAGCAGGCGCTCGGCGTCACCGACTGGACAATCGAGTACGAGCTTCGCGGGGGCGAGCAGCCAAAGGAAGATGCTAAGCTGGCCGAGCAGCGCGTCCGCGCGATGCGGCTCGCCGGCGTCGGGACGGTCGACGAGGCCCGGGGAGAACTCGGCCTCGATCCACTCGGGGAGCCGCTCGGCGACATGACCCTGGCCGAGTTCGAGGCCCAGTTCGCGGCTGGCAACGGCGAGGACGAGGAAGAGGGGTCAGAGGCGGCACTCAACGCTCAGACGCCCCCTGCCGAGAACAAGATCGGCGAGCGGGAGTGGGACGCCACTCGGGCCGCGCTGGCTGAGAAGGAGAGCGAGACGATGCAGTTCTCTAGCTCCAACCTCGACGAAGGGCTGTACGATTTCGATGAGCAGGAGTTGTACCTCTCCTTCATTCGGGCCGACGGTCCGAACTCGCTGTACGCGTACGTCGACATCCCGCCAGCGGAGTGGGCCGCGCTGACCAGCGCCAGCAGCCACGGTGGCTACCACTACGACAACATCCGCATCGAGTATCCGTACGTCGAAATCACGAACTTCCACGACCGGCTCCCGGAGGGGCCGACTCCCGACCCCGACGACGTTCCGGACGACATTCCGATGTAGCTGCCGGTGCGGCGCCGATGACCCAGGGAGCGCCCGGCTCCCCTGGAGAGGTTCGACCGGGTGATTGGACTTTTCGACCACATGACTGACAACAACCCAGAGCGCGGCGAGAAGCGCGGCGTCCTCTCAACCGGTCGAGCCAAGGAGCTTGACAAAACGACGGACGCTGACGCTGACGCCGACGACGATGACGATGACGATGACGATGAGGGAGACTGAGCGATGCCGCCCGTAACGAAGGCTGGAGGCTCGGCGCTCCGCAAGGACGTCGAGTTCGTCGCCAAGGACCAGGACGAGCGCGTCGCCTACGGCGTCGTGATGGTCCCAGACAAGGCGGACCTGCAGAACGACTTCGCCCGGGAAGAGACCATCCGGTCGTTCACCGACCAGTTCGAAACCTTCGCCGAGGCCGGGCAGGCCGGCGGTGGCATCATGCACGCCGTCTGGCCTGACGGCTGGATGGATCTCGAGCGCAACGAGGTCCTCGACGAGGCCGAAGACCTCGGCGGCCGAACCGTCGACGCCGGGGTGTGGGTCCAGGGTTGGAGTATCAACCACGAGGACCTCTGGGCGCTCATCCAGGACGAAGTCCTATCCGGCTACTCTATCGGCGCCATCCAGGTCGACTGGGATGGCCCGTACGAGCAGGACGAGGTCGACGATGTCGACACCTCAGAAATCCCCGACGACGAACTCGTCTGGGAGCTGACCGACGGCATCATCCGCGAGGTCAGCGCTGTCGACATCCCGGCAGTCCCGGACGCTGAGATTCTCGAGGCGGCCAAGGACTACCGCAAGCGGCTGTCCGACCACGTCGGCAACCCGGATGCCTTCATCGAGGAGGCGATGAGTCGCGGGCACTCCGAGGCCGAAGCCGAACAGCTGTGGGGCCTGCTCAATGAGGCAATCGGGGAGGACGACGCCGGCGAGCCGGGCAAGCAGTCCCGGCTGCAGCAGGCCGGCAAAGCGTTCCTCGACGCGCTGACCCTCGGCTCGACGTCCGGGTCCGATGACGATTACACGGCGACACGGTCCGAAGCCCTGGACAATCAGGCGGAGACGCCTGACGAGGATCCCCGTCGGTCGTCGCCGACCAGCGACGGTGAGTCGGAGCCGCTGACGTTGCTGGCGGACCGGTACGACGTCGCAGTCGGTGACCTTGCTGACGCCGTTGTCCAGGAGGCCGACATCGACCCGGCGGAGCTCGACGCGGCAGGCGACTCGAAAGACGACCACGCCCCCGAGGGCGACACCTCGGACACAAAGCCTACAGATATGAGCGACACCGATGGCGAGGGTGGCGACAAGGCCCTCGCCGAGCAGAACGCAGAACAGATCAACGAACTGACCCAGGCGGTCGAGGACCTCACCGAGAGCCTCACCGGCCCGGAGCCGAAGACGGCCGAAATCGAGATCGACGGTGAAACCTACGAGGTCCGAGAGGATGCTGCGAAGGCTGCTCTCGGAATCGACGGCGAGACCGATGTCGGCGAGGCTATCGCCCGGCTGAACGAGAAGGCCGAGCGCGTCGACGAGGTCGAGGACCGCCTCGATACCATCGTCCAGCAGAGCGGCCGCAGTCAGCAGCTCGAGCAGTCGAATGACGGCGGCGAGACGAAGGAGAGCAGCCTGGACGGCCTCGGCGAGGCGCTGTCCTAACGGAGTACCCATGTCTGGAACCACGAACACCATCGACGCAGTTCGACAGCAGAATCAGAACAGTCTGCACTACAACAAGAACATCACCATCAGCGACCTCGACGGCTTCCAGCTGCCGTCGGACGTCACCGAGGAGTTCCTCGAGCGGATGCAGAAGGAGGTCTCCATCCTCGGGATGGTCGACACCATGACGATGGTCCGCCTCGAGCAGGAGGTCCCGCAGTTCGGCGTCCCCCGGCTCTCGGGCGGTCAGCGCTCCGAAGAGGCGAGCCGGACCTCAGACAGTTCGCCCGACACCGGCCACGTCAAGTTCAACGCGACCGACCAGTCCTACTACATCCTGGTAGAGCCGAACCGGGACGCCCTGAAGAACACGCACCAGGGCCCGGACAACTTCGGCGACTACATCGTCAACCAGTTCATCCAGCGGTGGGGCAACGACGTCGGCCTGATCGGCATCCGCGCCGGCGCCTCGTCGGACGACCTCCAGAGCTCCTTCTCGTCGGTCACGACGTCCACGCTCGACGACACCTGGGACGGCTGGATCGCCCGTGCCGAGGACGACACCCAGAGCGACGACGGCAACTCGACGCGGGTCGGGCTCGAGGACACGGCGACGGCCGACGCCTCCTCGATGCCGGAGTACGACATGTCGTCGGCGCCCCCGGACACGAAGATGTTCAACGACACGATTCAGGCGCTGGACTCCCGGTTCCGCAACAGCGACGACTTTTCGCCGGTCTTCATGCTGAGCCCGGACAAGGTCCAGGAGTACGTCTACTCGCTGACCGAGCGCGAGGACGCCCTCGGCAGCGCCGTCGTCTTCGGCGACTCCGAAATCACGCCGTTCTCGTACGACCTCGTCGGCATCAACGGCTGGCCGGACAGCTACGGGATGTTCACTGACCCCGCGAACCTGGCCTTCGGCCTCTACGAGAACATGGAGGTCGACCAGACCACGGACACAGACAAGGTCCACGAGAACCGTCTGCACTCTCGCAACTGGATCGAGGGGCAGTTCGACTACCAGATCAAGCAGATGCAGGGCGGCGTCCTCATCAAGAACCTCGGGTAACAGGACCGCTCCATGACCGAACCCACAACCAATGCCCGTATCCGCGACCACTTCGAGGGTCGCGATGGATCGTACGCCGAGACGCTATCGCCCAGCAACGGCGCGTCGGTCGCGCCGACCGAAGACACCCGGCTGGCCCGCATCAACCCCGACGGAACGAACATCGTCGACCTCTCGAACAACGAACGGGAGAGCCACACTCTGACCGTCGTCCACAACGGTGGCTCGAACCTGCCGACGCTGTCGTTCGACGATGCTGACTTCCTCGGGACGGGTCCGGCGGACCTCACGAGTCAGGGCGCAACGGCCACCCTCGTCAACACCGACGGCACCGCGAGCGGCTGGGCCGTCGTCGCAACCGGGAGCGCCTGACCATGCCCACCGTCGAGAAAGTATCCGGCGGTCGGGTGTACGTCCGGGAAGCCGGGCGAAAGTTCGATCGCGGCGACCGGGCAGATGTCTCGGAGGCGACTGCCGCGTACCTCTGTGAGGAGCGCGGCGACTTCGAGCGCGTCGACGCCACCGCCGCCACAGAGGATGGCGGCAACGATGATGCGGCCACCGCTGAGCCGGAGCTGACCGACGAGAGCGACGGGAGCGGTGACGTCACCGACGACGCCGGCGGGGATATCGACAGCAGCTTCGATGCCGACGAGTGGCTCGAGCGCGACTACCAGGAACGAGCCGACCTCGTCAAGGCTGGCGCCGTCGACGCGCACCTGGAAACGCTTCTGGAGGTCGAGACCAGCGAGACGGTCAAAGACGCTGTCGAAACCCGGCAGGAGGCATAGCCATGCCGTCGACGGAAGAGACAATCGACATCCAAAACTCGGGGAACACCGTGACCCTGAAGCTGCAGGGCGCCGACACGCTGACGCTCATCATCGAAGGCGACGGCGCCGCAGACTACGAGTTCGACGCTCGCATCCGGCAGGGGACGTGGCGCGAGAACATCGGGAGCAGCTACTCCGGGAGTTCCGATTACGACGACGTCAGAGATAGTGGCGCAGATGAAGTTCGGGTCCGGTGTTCAAGCGGAACGGCTTCGGCCGGCGACCAGGCGACCATCACTCTGATGGGGAACTGACACATGGTCGAAGGGTACTGCACCGTTGACGACGTCCGGCGCGTCTTCCAAGATCCTAACTTTAGCGGTACGCTCGCGGAGTCGAACAACCAGCTCGTCGTCGACCAGATCGCGGCGATCTCCTCGACGGTTGAGAAGGCGACGAAGCGCCACTGGTACGGCGGCGGCATCGACGAGGACAGCCAGAACGTCATCCCGTCGGGTACGAAGTCCCGCGACGACGAATACGGATTGCCGCGGCAGGGTGGTCAGGTCCACGGTGCCAGCGAGCGGCGCCGATTGCAGTACCGGAAGAATAGCGACGCGCTGCTGGAGTCCGACCCCCGAAGCGAACGCCGTCGCCGCGACCGTCGCAAGCTGAAGCGTGACATCCGACTGGCATTTGGGGATCTTCGAGACGATACGGCCCCGGCCTACACTCGAATCACCCTCGTCCGTCGGGATGTCTCGAGTCTCGACGAACTCCTCGTGCTAAACGAGAGCGGCGCCTACGACGACTGGGTCGCAAGCGACGACTACGATACGGGCGTCGGCCTGTCGAACCGCGGCGCCGACGCGTGGGTGCGTCTCAACAACGGCGGTATTTCAGAGCTGAACATTGATGTCCACGCGCTGGACGACGACATTCCGTCGCTTGCGAACGCTGTCTACGCCGTCACCACCTACGGGATAGACGAGGTGCCGATGCGGATTCGGCGCGGCGTCGCCCATCTGGTGGCCGCCGACCTTGTACTCAACGACGAGTTCGTGACGGCGATCCCCGACGACGGGCAGTTGACGAGCCTGGAGACGAAGGCCCAACGCTGGGGCCAGACGGGCGTCCAGAAGCTCGGCCAGGATGTCGTCGACGAAGAGATTCTCGACCCGTTCCGCGAGGGGGCGTGACGCACGTGACGCTCGTCGAGTACACGCTGGCGACCATCGGGACCGACTGGAACGGCACCTACCCGGACGACCTGAAGCGCATCGACCTCGACGATACGGTTATCCTCGAGGACGGCCCGGGGTTCGGGCTGTCGTTCGGCGACAGCTTCGGCAACCGCGTTCGAAACGCCATCGAGGCCGATCTTCAGGATGGCAACTTCGTCGCGGCTGGCGCCGGCACCCGGACGCGAACGCAGACTGGTGTCGGGGTCGACCGCGTTGAGGCGGTTGTCGAAGTGGAGGTCTCGGCCGGCCACAGCAACCAGTATGGCGGTATCGACACGGCTGCCGAGTTCGACCAGCTGGTCGACGACATTATTCAGGTGTTCCGGTCGAACCGGTTCACCCTTGATGTCGGCGATCTGGACCCGGCGACCTTTGTCCGCGTGCAGGTCGAGAACCAAGACTCCGCCAGTCGGCAGTACGCCCAGTCCTTCGCGGCCGACTTCGAGTTGCGGTACATCGGAGAGCGCACCTGATGATCAGCGTCACGGTCTCCGCCGAGGACATGGACGACGTCGGCGACCGGGTCATCGGCGCTGTTGACCAGGGGCTCATCGACGCTGCTATCCGCGGGTTCGAGCGCTCACAGGAGGCCGTCCCGGTCGACACGGGCGAGCTGCAAGACAGCGGCGAGTTGGTCGTCGAGGAGACACCGGGCGAGGTGACGTTCCGCTACACCGCCGACCACGCTATCCCGGTCGAAGGTGGCACGGAACCCCACCCCATCATGCCGGACGAAGCGGATGTCTTGGTCTTCGAGGGCGACGACGGCGAGCCCGTCTTCGCCGACCGCGTCGACCACCCAGGGACCGAGCCGCAGCCGTTCATGCAGCCCGGCTTCGAGGCGATGGCGAAGGAACTCCGCCAGCGCGGCCTGTCGCCGTACATCGATGGCGAACTTGGTGGAGGGGGATCGCCGTGACCCCCGACCGTGACTCGGAGCAGACATCCAACGACCCCGTCGTCGAGGCGCTGCTCGTCATCGCCGGCGAACTCCGCGCCATCCGGCAAGAACTCGAGCGCCTCGATAGCGACGGCGGCGACGGCGACGACGAGCACGTCGACGAGTACGAGTGTCGGGGCTGCGGCGCCGTGCTGACCGGGGAGTCGGCGGCCCGACAGCACGCGATGGACGACCACGGCGCACCCGCCGACGACTGGACGACCCTATACCGATGATGACAGCAACTCACCGACAGCACCGACAGTATCGTATCGACCAGACGCTTACGACGGGGGACGCATAGATGCCGAGTAACAGGTACTACGGCGATGACATCGCCACGTTCAAGATCGAAATCAACGGCACCGAACTGACGGCCGGGAAGGTCCGGAACGTCTCCATCATGGGGGAGGCGAGTCACAACGAACTGTTCACGACTGACCAGGTCACGCGCGAGGACGTCAAGCGCCGGGAAGTGGCGGTCTCCGTTGAGATGACCATCGTCGAGTTCAACGAGGAACTCGCACAGTATTGGCTCGACGGGTCGGGAAGCAGCACCAGTACCACCGTCGTCGACGACTCAAACGTCGCCGAGTACACCGTCACGCTCGAGCAGAACATGACCGACCACACCAACTCGACCGGCGACGAGTCGCTGAAGGCCGTCGTCGACAATGTCCACTTCGAGGAGATGCCGCTCATCGACCTCGCCGAAGGTGAGTACAACGAGCACGATCTCTCTGGGCGCGGCGACGGCGTCGAACTCACCAAGGCGGCGGTCGCCTGATGTCCGACGACATCGCCGTCGAAGACGTTCTCGAGGGCGACGCCGATGCGGAGGCCTACAACGAACAGGTCGAAGCGCGCTTCGAGGAGCGCCTCCAAGAGCTGGCCGAGCAGGAGCAAGAAGCCGTCAGCGCCCTGCTCGAAGAGGCCGAGGAGTCCGCCGAGACCGAGACCGTCGAGTTCCCGAGCGGACTTGAACTGGAGGTCAAGACCCGAATCCCGGTGGACGTCGAGCACCGACTGGAGCGCATCGAGCAGCTCGAACAGGAGGACGCCCCCATCGAGGAGATCGCCGCCGTGAACTGTGAGGCGCTCGCCGGGATGTGCGAGACTGATGGCTACGACTCGGCGGATACGTGGGCGGCGGCGTACGAGAAGAAGGGAACCCATTGGCTGGGCGAGATGATCGACCGCATCACGGCCCCGGCGACCGAGAACGCGGAGTCGCTGGGAAACGGGCGAAGGCGATAGGTCACTTCGCGGAATCGGGGCGGGGACAGGCGATTTGGGAGGCATCTAAGAGCATGGATATGTCGCCCGCTGATATGCTGTATAAGTACCGGGGGGCGACCCTGAGGCTATCTTCGCCGTTCGCGCTGCGGTCGAAGCAGAAACCCGAGAGAACGAGCGCTGGGAGGCGTTGTTCGACATCCTCCAGAAGCTGTTCGATGGGTACTTCGGCGGGTAGTTAGTCCGCGCCGAAGTCGTCAACCCACTGCGGGCGCACTTCCTCACCGCCTTCGTCGAGCGGTTCGGCGAGCACGCTCAGGAACTCATTAACGGTACCGTGCCACGGGAACCTACTCCCGGCCTCACGACGGTACTCGGCGAGTAGCTGCATCCGGTCGGCGACTGACCGGACAACGTTTATAATATCGGTAGCAAATATTGTCGTATATGACCGTCGGTATTGCTGCTGTCTGTGAATCGGAACAAGATCAACCCAGAATTATTCTTGCAGCTGATAGATTGGTGACTACAGGAATAGCTGCAAGAATAGAGTACGAACATACAAACAGCAAGATGGAAACGGTGTTCGTTGAGGATGAGATCACCGTAATGGGCGTTGCTGCTGGCTCTCTATCACTGGCTGATGATATGTTCTATAAGATAGGAGGATATATTGACAACAATCCTATAAGTTCGGTTCGAGAAGTAGTCGAATACGGGGTGGATTCATATCACGATATGCTAAAAGAGACGATAGAGCGGCAAGTTCTCAAACCAAATGGGTTCACCAGAGAGTCCTTTAATAATGGACAACAACAATTAAATCCTCAGATTGCTCAAGGGATATACCAAGACATGTTGGAAATACAAAATAAAGTTGAAAGCTCACTTAATATATTAATCGCTGGCGTTGATGATTCTGGTGCGCACATATATTCAATCCAAGGTGGAGATATGGCTCGTTTTGATTCAATCGGCTACCACTGTGTTGGAATGGGAGCTGAACCGGCTAATTCAGCTTTTATTCGGGCTCGATATAATGATGAATACTCCGTTGACGACGCTTTGCTAGCAGTTATGGATGCCAAGATCCAGTCTGAGCGTGCTCAGGGAGTAGGGAGAGAAATGGATATTTCTGTATTATCAAGAGGAAGTATTGACCAATGTGAGGACATAGGCGAATTAAGAGACATACATGAAGATGTATCTGACGCCGAACAGGAAGCCCGTGGATCCGTGCTGGACGAAAAAGATTATAACTTTGACTCCTAACACACGAACATGAGATCCGAGAGTGAACAGAAGCGAGACTCCCTGTCAAATCTGCGTCGAGCAGTGAACACTGGGTTGGAAACTCCCTCGTCGATCATTTCGAGAGACGAATACGAGAAAATCCAAAAACTTCTTGACGAAGAGGAAGAGTAGCTGTTCAGTAGGCCAAGGTTAGGCGGTACCTCTGTTGTGCTGCTCTAACCACTCAACGATGATTTCGGTCGGGAACTCTTCGTATACTGTCTCATTAAGTGTGCTATAGAGTATCTTGACCGGCAGCGCCGTGGAGTAGCTGGGTCACCAGATCAGGAGCGCAGTCGATTTATTGCCTGCTATACTCGCTGCATCACCGATATTGATCTCCCAGAGGGTGATACCGGGTCCGAGTCTGACGACGATTTCTGACGTAGCACGTGGGAGAGCACCCCACTCCGACCGCAACTAGCCGACTGACTGTTTGCCGGCGGACAGCTACGAGTCGGCTGAATCTGGCGCAAGCTCGCTGGGGGCGACGAAGAACCCGAGAACCAGTGCGACGATCATACCAATTGAGTACCAGAGCGTCTGATAGATGTCGTACACGCTGGCGCCGCCGAGGGTATACTGGACCCAGCCGCGGAGCGCGAGTACCCCCAGCACCACGCTGGCCAAGAGAAGCGGCCCGGCGACGACACGCCGAACTGTAGAGGACATACATGAACCACAACCTAGCTAAGAATAAAATAATTCGGGTGACCTAAGATGTCTGATGAGAGCTACGAGCTTGCTGTTGCACTGAATCCGGAGGGGGCCGACGAGACACAGGAGGCCCTTGACGAGACCGAAGCGGGCTTTGAGGATACGGCCGATGCCGTCGGCGAGTCGGCCGATGAGATGGAGGGCTTCAGCCAGAAGTGGCGCGGCGCCATGACTGCCCTCGTTTCGGCCTTGTCAATCGCCGCTGCGGGCCTCCTCTCGAAGGTGCCGGTCGTGGGCGAAGCGATGGCCGGCCTGAGCGCCATCGTCTCTTCGGTCGCCTACCAAATGGACTCCCTCCTCAGACCGGCACTGGTCCCGATTACGGATGCGCTTTTCAAGGTCGCTGACGCCTTCTTCAAGGCCGATGGGGCAGGGGGGACGCTCGTAGGCGTCCTCGGAACGGTCGCTTCGGTGGCCGGCATCGTGGCAGGCGCTATCGCGTCCATTGGGTTAGCCCTTCCGAGCCTCACCGTCAGCGGCGCGCTCGGGGCGGCTCTCAGCGCGCTGAAGTCCTTTGCTGGCACGCTCGCCACCCTCGTTTCCGGGAGCCTCCTTGCCGCCGGCGCGCTTGGAGCCCTCATCGGTCTGGTCGTTGTTGGCGCTCTCGAGTTTTTTAGCGTCCTTGACGCCGTCCGGAGCCTGGGGGCAGCCATCGGGGAAGCTCTCCCCGCAGCAGTCAGGGACGGAATGTTGGCAGTTCTCAGTCTCGTCCTCGGCCCGCTCGCCGCCATCGGCGCCGCTATCTCTGGCTTCGTGTTGGGCGTTCTGGGCGGCAGCTTGAGCGAGGGGATTGACCGGGCGGTCGAGAACGCAAAAGAGGCGCTGAGTATCTTCACCGGTGCATGGGATCGGACCATCTCCAGAGTCGGCGACATCATCGGCGGCTTCATCGACCGAGCTTTCGGGTTCGGTCGCAAACTCATCAGGGAGTTCGTGTCGGGGATTATATCGATGCGCGACGACATCGCCGACGCGGCGGGCGAGGTCGCCGCTGAGGCTCGAGCGCACCTCCCGGGGTCGCCGGCGGACAAGGGCCCGCTGAGCGACCTTGACGAGACGGGCCCGGCGTTCGTTGAGACCTTCGCCGACGGCATGGCCGGCGGCCTTGACCGGGTGCGCTCGTCGGCCGTCCAGGTCGCCGGCGCGGCCGACGACGGCAGCGACGACAGCAGCAACGTCCGGGTCTCGACATCGGCCCCGCCCGTCTACCTGGATGGGCGAGAGATCAGCCGCTCGACCGGCCGCCTCGGTCGGGACGACACGGCCAAGCGAGGACTCTAACGTGACCGGGGTCACGGTCAAGCGCGACGGGACCAGCGTCGACATCGACCTGCTCTCGGACAGCGGGGGCACGCCGCTCATCACGCGGTCGGTCGGCAAGCCCGAGCAGACGCTGACCGATCGGTCGGGGTCGCTGAACCCGCGCTCGCAGGACTTCCGCGCCGGCCTCGAGACCATCACGCTGGTCGGCCGGTTCGTCTCCGACACGGCTTACGCCGACGCCCGCACCCTCGCCGGGCTGGTCAAGGAACAGAAGGGCGGCACGGCACTAACGCTGGAAGTCCCGCACGGCGAGTTCCCGGCTTCAATGTCCGTCGTCCCAGCCAGCGGCCAGGAGGAGGCCGTGTCGCTGTCGTTCCTGCCCGGCACCGTTACGGACGTCCAGGTCGAAGCGAGCTTCACACGTGTCGACTCTGCCCGGGGCACGGCATCGCGAGAGAGCGACATCCCGACCAGTACCGGCAGCGGCCCGGTGCAGCTGACCGACGGGACAAACGCTGTCGCTCTCGAAACCGGCGTTGAAGTCGAGTGGTCGCTCGGCCAGCCGAACTACACGGTCCGGTCGGAGACGACCCGGCCGCTGCCCTTCGCCATTCAGAAGAACAAGGCCGCCTACGAGGCGTTCAGCATCAACTGGGAGCATACCAGCGCTGCCGTCTCGAATATCAACACCATCGTCGATGACCTCGTCAGCCCGCAGCTGGGCCGTGACACCATCGCGCTGGACTTCCAGGGAGAGTTCGGCTTGGGGTCGTTCGACGTCGTTCCAGTCGGGGGGTCGGCACTCCGTCACCAGCGCGTCGCCGGCGAGGCGGGCGTCACCAATGTCCCGTCGCTGACCCTCCGCCGCGTCCTCAGCTCGTAACTATGACCACGACCACACCACGCATCCACTCCGAAGCCGGTCGCTCGCTCGATAGCCACGCCCAAGCCCGCGGAGGGCCCGCATGACACAGGCCGACGACCCCCGGCTTCGTCTCGGCACCGGCGCGACGGCAGCGGACTTCACCGCGTTCTTCGACTTCGACTACGATACCGACACCAACGAACTGCTCCTGATAGACCAAGACCAGAACCCTGGGACGGTCATCGCCCGGTACGACTCGACCGAGGCCGTCTGGAGGTTCGAAGTCGGCGAGGTAAAGACCCAGCGCGGCGACCCGTCAACCAGCGAACTGGGCGACGGCGAGGTGATGACGTACAACTCGGACGGCTCTGGGACGGGGTCGGCTGGCGACCTCGTGTACGCCGTGAACGACGCCGGCACGATCAAGACCTCCATCATCGCTCAGCGGAGTAACGCGACATCGTAACCGATGGTCGACTGGGAAATCATCCGCGGCGGCGACACCGTCGAGACGGAGGTCTACGATGTCGACCCCCTAGCCGACACGCTGAACCCGTTCGGCGACGCCGTCACGTTCCTCGTCGACGACGTCCAAGGCACCAAGTTCGACCAGTATTCTCGCGGCACACAGATCGAGGCCAGCGTCTTCCCCGGCGGCGGCGAGCTCGCAACCATCTTCGTCCGAGCGGGCGACACGCGGTTCGTCGGCGAAGGCGATACCGATCACGGCGGCCCGCTCGAGGTCGCCGGCGAGTATCGGTGTGCGGGCGAGACGCAGGTCGGCGACCGCGGTAAGCTTCTCGAGAAGCTTACCGGCTACGTCGTCGAATCCCGCGAGCGCGAGGAGCAGGGCGCGGACGTCCTCGAGGTGGAGGCATTCAGCTACGACCAGTTCCTCCGGCGCGACCAGGTCAACCAGGACCTCTCCGGGCAGCTCATCAGCGAGGCGCTGAAGGCTATCATCAAAGACGAGACGCCGGTCGCATGGAACGCCTCGAAGGTCGACGTCGGCGACGACCAGTCCGTCACTCGGACATTCCAGGGCGAGAAGGTCGAGACCGCCATCCGGGACCTCTCGTTTGCCTCCGAGAACGAGGAGTTCGGCGTCGGCGACGACCTCGAGTTCTTCTTCCGCGAGCGGGAGCCGGGCACCATCAGCCGCGGTATCGATAACACAGAGTGGACGAGCTACGACATCCCGGAGCTGGGCAAGGACGTCGTCAACGAGGTAGAGGTGTGGTACAACGGCGGCACCGATAGCGTCGTCGTCGACGACCCGAACGACAAACTCGACCTCCAAGAGAACCTCGGTCTGCCGGACCCCGGCCGGCAGCGCGACGAAATTCACCGCCCTGGCATCACCGAGACAGTCGACGCGCAGGTCGCTGGGAGCTCGTATCTGCAGGTGCGCAACGAGACGCTGTCCGGCACGGTCACGACCTTCGGGCTGTTCGACGCATCGCCGGGAGACACCATCGACGTCACCATCGACCCCCGCGGCATCGACGCCGAGTTCCGCGTCGCGGCCGTCGAGTACCGCTGGCTCAAAGACGAGACGGAGCTCACCATCGTCGAGAACCGCGATGTCACGAACGCCGAAGTCCTGTTCCGCCTGTCCGAAGCAGTCGGTCGCGTCGAGATGCGGGACGCCGACCGGGGGGCGGTCCCGGACCGCGTCGTCACGACGCAGATGGGCGCCGACATCGCCCCCACCGCGGCGGCAGACTCGACGGCGGCCGATGACGCTCGCTTCGTCAACGACGGTCGGAACAAGCTCCGGGAGGCGTGGGCCAACCGGACGGCTATCGACTCGCTTACCATTGTCGTCGGCGACGACGGCTCGAACCTCTCGCGGACGAACGCCGCCCTCGAGAACCAGACCAATAGCGCGTCGGCGAGCACGAGCACACCCGACGCGACGACAGTTCGGTACTCGGCATCAATCAACGAGAGCGGCGTCCGGGAGGCGGGTATCGAGTCCGACGGCACGCTCCTCGCCCGGTTCACGTTCGACGATGCTCAGAGCATCTCCAGCGTTGGCATCGACTTGTCGGTCAGCAATGGTGACGCTGACCGGGCCGTTGTCACCGTCGACGGGCAGACGGTTGTCCGGGACCTGCTCGCAAACAACAATCCGGACACACCGGCAAAGTACGTGGTCGGCACCGACGACACCGCCGTCGCCGAGAGCGACACCGCGCTGGGGAATCAAGTTGAGAGCTACCCGCTGGACGAGCAGACCGTCCAGACGGCCGATACTAATTCGGAATGGAGTGACATCGTCTAATGGCCATCCCCGACGACACACCGCTGGCGGTCCAGAACGGCGCCTTCGAGACGCTTCAGACCGGCTTCTTCATCGAGGGCGAGAAGGCCCAAGGCGGGAACGGAAGCAGCTCGGCTCGTTCGGGATGGAGCAATGGCAGATTTAAAAAATACAATGATACAAACCCGCAAGATATTTACTTCACTTTTACTGTCGACTATCGAATGCCGGCTACTGGGGTGGGGTTTGCTGCCCGTGTGCAGGCGTTCGGCGGCAGTCACAACCCGTTCGACTTGGAGGTGAATGGGAAGACGGTAGCGTCGTTCGGCAAGAATGAACTGTTGAGCGGGAAGCAATGGATTAACACCGACACGACCGGCATCGCAGATGACCTTACTCCTGGTACCTATGAGGCTCGACTGAAGGCGACGGGTGATGGTTCCGGCGGTGACATGGGGGTCGACTGCTTATTCGTCTTTGACGGCCGCTTTGCGTACACATTCGACAACAGCATAGATAGTAACAAGACCCTGGCCGGTCCCGAACTGTTCCCCGACCAGGTGACGTACTGGCTGGCCGAAGAAGCCCTCGCCCAGCCGGCCGAGAGCGTGACGGTCACGCAAACTTGGAACGACATCTCGGGCGACCAATTCGTCGAAGTTGATCTCGCAGGCAGCACCAGTAAGACTACGAACGGTACCACGGCAACAACATCGTCGCCGAACGACACCGTTGGGGACACTGTCTCCGTGCGGGTCGGCCTCTCGCGCTTCGGGTCGCGGACAAACACGACCCCTCGCGAGGGATTCGAAGGTCAGTCGATAGACGATCACGAGGTGACGGCCGATCCTGATAGCGTGCTCCGGAACGGCATCGGGCAGCTACGGACGCGCATCCGGACTCCCGACGGCGACCTCTCGGCCCACAGCGGCGATCTCGTCGAGGCCGGCACCCTCAACGCCAACGACGTCCTCCTGACGCGAGGGCTGTTCAGCCCCTTCGGCATCCCGAGCGCGATGGCGATCACCAGCAACGAACTGCTGGAGTTCGACCGCGACTGAGGCCGGCGGTCCGAGGTCTCGGGGCGCTCGCCTGGACAGCGCGTCGCACAGCCCCGGCTGTCAGACAGCCGACTCTCCAACCACATGACTCAAGACCGAGACACGACTCCTACGCAGAACTACGACTTCCCGAAGCCGAAGAAGGGAGCGTCGTGGGCTGCGGACTGGGACACGACAGTCGAAACGCTTGACGAACAGCTCGCGGAAGCCCGCCGACGGATCACGGTGTAACCCATGACAGCAGGCGCATTCTTCGAGACCGACGCTGACGACCTGGCCGACAGCGACGACCTCGTCGTTGACCCCGAGGACGCGGCGACCGGCGCCGTCGAGATACATTCGATCCTCCACGGCGACGACTGCGACGTGAAGCTGCAGGTCGACGTCGACGACGACGGGACCTACGAAATCGACGAGACCATCGAGAGCTTCGCCGGGGCAGGGTATAGCCAGCAGAACAAAATCGAGCTGGTGGCGGCCGCGAACATGCGACTCGTCATCACGAACACGGCCGGCACCCCGGCCGACTACGCGGCGACCGGCGTCGAGGTGACCGGGTGATGGGACTGCAGAACGACGGGCTGGGGCGGTCTGGGGTCTTCGGTCAGACAAATCAAGAATCCGTCACTGTAAACGATCTCGTCATCCGGGACAAGATTGCAGCAGCCAGTGCGCTCGTGAGCGACGATGTCACGGACTTAGAGGGCGACGGTCTGACGCTCGACAACACCTCGCTGGCCGCGGCACTCGCAGCGTCGGGCGGTCTCACGTTCGCGTCGGGTGCCATCGCAGTCGACCCCGCCGATTTCGCTGGCGCGCTTCTCTCCGACGACGGCAGCGACAACCTCGCGGTCGACGAGTCGAGCATCGACCACGACAGCATCGACCAGACGACGGTCGCCCCGGATGACCACCACGCTCGAGACCATCAGTCGCGTCACGGCGCCGGCGGCGCGGACGAGCTGGCGACAGCGTTGCGATACAAACCCGAGTCCGAGCCGTCGACGCCCGCCTCGGGCGTGGTCCGGTGGTACGATTCGACAGCCGATGCGTATAAAGCAAAATTCGACGACGGCTCGACGGTCACGCTTGCGGAGAAATAATCCATGCCGAATTTAGGCTCAACCGACACCCCGGCAGCGGCACAGTCACTTGACCTTCCGAATGGGTACTCACCCGCCATCGAGGAGGACAGCGGCGACCTCGTTATCAATGACTCGAATGGAAACACGGCCCTCCGGTGGGACGACACCAATGGGCAGTTCCAGTTGGCGGCACCGCTGGACGCTGGTGGCAACGATGTGACAAACGTGGGAGCGCTCGGTACAGAGGAGGTGCAAATCGGAAGTGGAGACGCCGTGACTGGAGGGCCATACGGCGATGCGGGCGACTGGATACTGGTTGCAGGGTTTAAAATATCCTCCACCAATATGGAAACGGCAAGCACGGAATGGACTCGCACCGAAGGAAGCGGACAGTCGGCATACGTACCTAAGAGCATTCTCACCGATGCGGCTAACGTTGCAGAAGTCGGACTATCATATGGTGGTTATATTAAAGGAGATACAGCTGGGGAAACTGCGTACACTGCCATTGGGTATGAGTTTGAAAGACTCACCAAAACAGAAGTATCAGCGCCCCATAATGGGAAGTTCGCCACAAGTCCTATTCAACTTATAACCGACCGGGGCGACTCTCGAACAGTTTTCTATATGAAAACGACGGGTGGGAAAGCGGTCATTGAATCGAATTTAGTACAATATCTATGGATAAAGATTCAATGACATGACGATTGGCCTGAGCGCGACTGATCGCTCCGGCGCGTGAGAACGCGGACGTTCTGACAGGTTTAATTCATGAGTAGAGCCATCCTCACGAGACTCGTCCAGTTGCTGAGTTCGCTGCTCGGGCGGTATCCGGGCGCGGAGCCGCTCGTCGAGAAGGACACCGTCGACGGGGACGTCACGATTACGAACCCCAGCGGCGGCATTATCGAGGTCACTATCGAGCCCGAGGATACAGCGTCGCTTGGTGATGCCGACGGGAGCGACTACTACTACGAGCTGGTCGTCCAAGACAAGAACAGCGACGTCGCAACGGTTACGACCGGGACGTGGACGATTCACGCCGATACCGCAACGCTACCGTGACGTCGGACGTCTCGCCTCGGCTCGGCGCCGGGAACGAGCCTGCCCGGGAGAAGGCCGACGACCTCTCGTTGAATGAAGCGCACGCCGCCGTTGAAGGCTTCGCTTTCGGCGTTCTGCTCGGGAGGACGGACGGCGGGCGGGCGGTCCTCGTCGCGGCGACAGCTGTGCTGGGGCTCCCGGACCGCGCGCCGTTGGGCATCGGCCTGCGGACGATGTGCCGAGAGCCTTGGTGGTCGCTGGTCGGCCTCGCCGCTGGCTACGGGCTCGGGCAGCGGACTGCTCCTGCAGACGAGTAAACAACGCTCCAGGGGTTCTGGAGCGTCGACTTCACCACTGAAAAGAAACGACCAGCGACAGCTATCGCTCGGTTGACTTCTCGAGCTCGTCCAGGACGGCCGCCGCCGCGGTCTCGAAGTCGACGTCGGCGTAATCGGCGTACCGCCGGCACACCTCGTTCACCGACAGCCCGCTCGCGCTTTGCTCCCGCAACGATTCAACCGTCGGGTCGTCGGCGATCGTGAAGCGAAGAGTGCAGTCGTGCGGAATCGGCTTTCGCACCTCGACGCTACCGTCCTCGAGGACGTGCAGCGAGACCTCGCCCTTGCGGTGGACCTCGGTCACCGCGCGGCCTCCTGGAGCCGCTCGAGTTCGGCTTCGATTTCGTCGACGAGCGCGACCGCCTCGACCGTCGACAGCTCGGCGGCGACCCGGCCGGCGCCGTCGGCGGTCCGGATCGAGAGCTCGAGCGCGGGGTGGGTCTCGTCGAGCGGGGCGGCGGGGCCGACCGGCGCGATGTCGACCCGACCGTCGCAGCTCGAGAACGCCACCGTGACCCGGCCATCAACCGCCTTGCCGTCGACGAGCCCCGCGGTGATATGGTCTTCACTCATCGTCATTGCCCTCCTGGTCGCCGCGCTCGTCCCGGTCGTGCAGCGGCTCGACGAGCCGGAGTCGGCTCCGTGGGAACGCGTAGGTCTGCTGCTCCTCGAGGTAGACGTCGGTCCGCTGAGCATAGGCGACCTCGATAGCGTGGTCCTCCGGAGGGTACCCGGGGTTGTACTCGGCGAGGGAGGTCCCGTCGGCGTCGTAGGTGGCGGCCCGCTGCAGGGGCAGACCGGTCACCACGAGCGGCGGGTCGTCCGGGTCCTCGCGGTCGGTGGCGTGGTCGCCGACATGCAGTGCTGGCAGCTCGTCGTCGGCGCTCATCGGTTGCCCTCCTGGTCAGCCTCGGCGCCGGTGACGTCCTCGACGTGCATTCCCAGCTGCTCGTCGACGGCCGCGTCGTCGACGAAGTTGGGCACGTCGCGGCGGCCGGTTGCGAACTCGACGCGCCGGATGTGCTTACAGATTCGGTCGCGGTACTCGTGGTCGGCGCACTCGCAGGCGCGCTGCTCCGCGTCGACGAGGTACGTCGAGCCGCTCTCGGAGGTGACCGTGTAGAGGTTCTCGGCGCTGCGGGCGCGGACGTCACTGTCCTCGAGGACGGTCAGGAACTCCGCCAGCGCGCGGTAGTCCAGCTCGTGGTCCTCGTCGCCGTCGACGGCGTCGGTCGCCACGCTCATGGGTCGCCCTCGTCTCTGGAGATGTAGGCCGTCTCGTGGTCCAGATCGCCCGTGAGCGTCCAGAAGCCGTCGCAGTCGGGGCAGGCTATCCAGAACTCTACCTCGGTCCCGTGCTGCTCTTGGTGGTCGACCTGAGCCGCGTCGTGGTCGCACTCGTCGTTCAT